ACCAGATGGCCAACCGCGTGTTTGTGCTAGCGTTCTCAAATGACCCCGTGCCGATTAGCTTAGATTCTCAAGACCGCCGGTGGATGTGCATTTGGTCCCATGCCCCGCGCATGGGGGCCGACGCCGCCGCCAAAATGTGGGCATGGTACAAAACCGGCGGGTTTGCCGCCGTGGGCGCGTGGCTGCAAGCGCGCAACGTGTCGGCGTTTAACCCTGGCGCTGCGCCCATGATGACCGAGTTTAAATTAAACCTTGTTGAGCATGGCATGAGCATGGCCGAATCGTACCTTGTGGAACTGATGCGCGGGCGCCTGGGCGAGTTTTCGAAGGGCGTGGTAGCGTCGCCCTTCCATGCGCTTTGTGACCGCGTGGCTGGCGCCGCTCCGGCTGGCGTGAAGGTTCCGCAGCCGGCGCTACTGCATGCCCTAAAAGAGGCCGGCTGGGTCGACTTGGGCCGCGTGGCGTCCGGTGACTTCCAAAGTAAAAAACACATGTTTTGTGCGCCAGAGATGGCCGGCCGGCCAAAGTCAGAATTGCGCCGCATGGTCGAGGATATACCTGCGCCCCTGGCCGTGCGCCTGGTGAAGTAAAAAAAAGGCCCCTATCACTAGGGGCCTTATGAGGTAGGCAACTGCTACAGGTCGAGCAAAACGGCCAGCAGCGCCCCCAGTATAAGGGCGATTAGTAAGACCATCAATAGGCGCTCCGCATCGCTTCCATGGCGCCGCTTTGCATGAGCCGGCGCGCTTCGGGGCCTTCGGCGATGGCCATTTTGTATTCATGCTCTGACACTTGGCCGCGCTCATATCTAAACCCAAGATCCACATAATAATGGTCGGCGTACGTGAGCGGCGCCCAGGGCGCGATTATTTCCCGCATCAGTGGGTGTAAATTATCCTTCGTTTTCATATAGATCCTCTCCGGTGTAATAGGTGGTCGGCGCTTCGTTTAGATTCTCATAAAAGCCGGTCAACGTGTTTTCGCCGCCGTACGGCGCGCCCCGGCCCTGGTGGCCCCGGCCACTATTCAGCGCGTAATAGCGCGTTACATAATCGGCCGTTGAATAAAAATAGTCGGGAAAATAACGGCGCTCAGGGCCTTTACTTTTTACAATTTTATGTTTACCGGTGCATTTTGCATGCTCCGCGAAAATGTCACGGTCGTCGTTTATTTTGTAGGCCGTACGGCCAATAGTTACGGTTTTCATGTGGCCACCTTATCCAGCGCTTCGCGCGCCCGGTCTAATGCAATCTGAAAATTATCGGCGCGCGCGTTGTCCGGTAGATCCGGCGCGATTAGATCCGAATAGAAAATAAGCGCTTGCAGCGCGTTCATTAGGTCTTCGCTCATACTTTACTCCAGGTTATAGCGCGCACCAGCGCGCGCCCCTATACGGCCACCAGGGCCGCATAAAGTCGCGTGCTAGATAGTGCAGCAGCCGCAGCACGGCGCATCAATACACCGGCCGCGCGGGTTTTGGTAGAACGTGCTGGGGCCGTTCTCACCGTAGAAAACGACGCGAGAATCGCCGGGTTCATCTAGCCAAGCGCGGCGCGTTATCGTGTCAAATTTAATGTCGTCGCCCGGGTTGATCCTGGCGCCCGACCGGCTACAGTGGCCGGGGTATTTTGCGCGCATGCTTTTTATCATTTTGTGACCCTCGCATAAAGCGCGCGCGCTTCGCAATGACATTCGAAAATGTCGCGCGCGATCGCGTGCCGGTGCATGCGCTGGGCGCGGGTAAGCGCGACGGGCCGCAGCTTTTTATAAAGCGCCCGTAAAACTTGCTTAGGTGTTGCATTTACATGCAAGCGCAAACGGTGATACGTGCCAAAATATTTCATGATGCGAGCCTTAAATTGATTATGCGATGGCGCGAACCGTGCGCCGGGAAACCTACAATAGCCGCGCGCTGGCGCTGGCACAATTGGCATGTCGCGCAGCTGACGTCGTCGCGCTGGGTGGCCGGGCAAACGACGACCGGCCGGCCAGCTGGCGTTTTTAGGTTTTCGTTTTGCGTTGACGGTAAAACGACGACGACCGGGCCGGCGTTTTGATCGGCCAAATAATCGGCGTCGTTTAAATCATTGGCCGATAGGTTTACAGTGAAACCCCAGGCGTTCGCATGTCGGATCCAATTTATAGAATCGGCGTCGCGATGATGCGAATAAGTAAACCCGCGTTTATTTTTATTGGCCGCGACAAGTTGGCCTAATTTGACGGCGTCAATTGTGCCGTTTTGCTGGGGCAAATCGCCGGCTTGATTGTGCCGCCATATTTGGTTATCGGGTAAGCGCGCGATTGTGCTGCAAAACTCTTCCCAGGACGTGCCGCGCGTTTTCATTGATACGGCGGCCCAATGGAGCGCCAGTGGCCCGCTGGCTGCGTAGCATTCGGCCTTCATTTTGCAATCGGCTGGGCAACTGTCGCGCTCGGTAGTTGAAACCGGTATCGGGCCGGTTTTGACGTTCGCGCTTTTAAGGGTTAAATGTACTTGCATGTTATTTCACCAGTACATCAAAATACGCGAGCGCGCCGATAAGCAGCGCGCCAGCCACCAGCAGCACGGCCACCAGGTCTAATAAATCTAATAATGCTTTTTTCATGTTGTTTTGCCTTTATGTTGTTGGCCGGCTTTGCGCCGGCCGGTTTAGTTAAGCGATAAATTCTGGGTGATTTGTGACGCCAAATGCCAGGGCATGAGCGCGAAGCGCTTCGGCGCTTTTTTGGCTGCGAGCGCAACGAATGAGCGCAGATATAGCGCGAGCGACATAGTCAGGACCTAAGCCAGCAGCGCGGTATTTTGTAATCAATTGCAATTCGCGAATTTCAGATTTTGTCATTTTGTACCTTTAGATTAGATTAGTGTTTACCGGCTTTTTGCTTGCCAGTGATGCTATTGTAAGGGATTTCTTTGCATTGTCAACACCTAATTGCAAATAAATTGCAATTATGCGAATTTTGCATAGTTGGGTCATTTGGGTCACGGTTTGGCCATGCTTTTTAATTAGATGACCTAAGCGCCGAAGCGCGCCAGTACTAGAAAACTCTATGCTTTGGGTCATTTGGGTCATTGATTCTGATTAAGAAAATATAAGATTTTTATATAAGGGTATACCCTTAGTAAACCATGCATGCTTCACGCACGCCGCATCCCGCGCCGATTTTTATTCGATGACAAAATGACCCAAATGACCCAAAGCCTGGGCGCCAGATCTGCGCGCTTAGGTCATTTGGGTCACGCAAAAAACAATGACCCAAATGACCCAAAGCATGCCAGCCACTGGCGCCAGCTTGCAATAAAAAACAATGACCCAAATGACCCAAATGACCCAAAGCCCGCCGGCCGGTCCGCCGCCGGCGCCAGCATGCGCCAGCATGGCCGCTGGCAATACCCACAATGCCAGAAGGGGGATGGGTAGGGCCAACGGCAAAGGGCCAGCAGAAACGTACGGGCCGTGAACAATTTTTTTTAGCTACAAAATTTTTTTTCTTGTAGAATCCAGCCACGTGCAACCAGCATGGAGAACACATGTTCCATTCGATTCCATTTACACCGCGCAAGGTGCAAGCAACAGAGTCGCGCTTGAAGGCGGTATATGACGCCGCCAAACTTGGCCTCAAAGGCGACACCTTAGCGCTTGCCGCTGGCATGTTGCCTACCGAATACCGACAACTCACGCAACTTGACCCCGTGGTCGAGATGGCTGCGCAAAAAGGCAAAGCCGACGGTGAGATTGAAATGGCCAACATTATCCGCAACGCTGCGCTAGAAGGCGACGCTAAGATGGCGTTAGAAGTCTTAAAGCACCAGCACGGCTGGGTGGCCAAGCAGGCCATATCTGTCGAAGTGGATCAGCGCATATCCATCACAGGTGCGCTGGCCGAGGCCACTAAGCGAGCCTTAGATGTCACTGACGCCCAAATAATCGAGCCACAAATTCATGCAATCGACCATATACAGCGCTGAAGACGAACAGGAACTGATGGCGCGTCTGTGGGCGCCAGCGATCAAGGACAACCCACTGGCGTTTGTGATGTTTGCGTTTCCATGGGGACAACCAGGCACGCCACTGGAACATTTCAAAGGCCCGCGCAAGTGGCAGCGTGAGGTCTTGCAGCAGATCACTGATCACATAGCTCAAAATAAAGGTCAGCTAGACTTCAATACCTTAAGGCATGCGGTCAGTTCTGGCCGTGGTATTGGCAAGTCGGCGTTAGTCAGTTGGATCACAATCTGGATGCTTACAACGCGCATCGGCTCCACGACCATCATCTCGGCTAACAGTGAATCTCAACTGCGCTCAGTCACTTGGGCCGAGATAACCAAGTGGCTGGCAACTGCTATCAACAGCCATTGGTTTGAAGTCTCGGCTACCCGAGTGATGCCCGCCAAGTGGCTCACCGAATTAGTCGAGCGTGATCTCAAGAAGGGCACACGCTACTGGGGTGTTGAAGGGCGGCTGTGGTCAGCGGAGAATCCCGATGCGTACGCTGGCGTACACAACTTTGACGGTGTGTTGGTGGTGTTTGACGAGGCGTCTGGTATTGACGACAGCATCTGGGCGGTCACGTCTGGATTCTTTACAGAGAACACGCCCAACAGGTTCTGGATGGCGTTTAGCAACCCGCGTCGCAACACTGGGTACTTCTACGAAGCGTTCAACAGTAAACGCGAGTTCTGGACAACCAAGGTGGTGGATGCCCGTACAGTAGAAGGCACAGACAAACAGGTCTATCAGCAGATCATCGACGAGTATGGGCCTGACTCAAGTCAAGCGCACGTTGAGGTGTACGGTCAGTTCCCGTCTGAGGGCGACGATCAGTTCATCTCGGTCAGCTTGGTGGATGAAGCTATGAAGCGGCCCAAGTACCAAGACCAAAGCGCCCCGATAGTGATCGGTGTTGACCCTGCGAGGTTTGGGGCTGACGCGACAGTGATCGCCATCAGGCAAGGACGGGACATTATTGACATCCGCAGGCACAGGGGCGACGACACCATGACGGTGGTTGGCCATGTGATCGAGGCGATTGAGGAATATAAGCCAACATTAGTTGTGATTGACGAAGGCGGCTTGGGCGCGGGAATTGTTGACCGTTTGAAAGAACAACGCTACAAAGTCAAAGGTGTCAACTTTGGCAATAAATCGACAAATCCGATCATGTATGGCAACAAAAGGGCTGAAATGTGGGGCAAAATGAAGGATTGGTTGAAAACTGCTTCAATCCCGCTTGACAGGTTTCTTAAAACTGATTTAATTTCGCCTATGATGAAGCCCGACTCTAAGGGTACTATTTTCTTGGAGTCGAAAAAGGACATGAAAGCCAGAGGATTGGCTTCGCCAGACGCGGCTGACGCGATCTGCGTGACCTTTGCCTTTGCCGTAGCCCACCGTGAGGCGCGTGAATCCACGCAGCGCCGCACGTACAGTGACAGAAGCGTGGTTGCAACTTCTTGGATGGGGTCGTAATGGCAACGAAAAAGGTTTCTCTAAGCGTTGGGCGCGGCGAAAAACTGCCTACAAGCAAAGGCGCTGGCCTGACAGCCAAAGGGCGTGAGAAGTACAACGCCGCCACTGGAAGCAACTTAAAAGCGCCAGCACCCAACCCCAAAACCAAGGCAGACCAAGGCCGCAAGGATTCATTTTGTGCAAGAATGGGCGCTGTAGCGGCCAACGCCAAGGACGGCGAACGCGCTAAAGCAGCTCTTAAACGATGGAAGTGTTGATATGGCGACTAAACCCGGACTCTATGCAAATATTCACGCAAAACAGGCTCGTATAGCCGCTGGCAGCAAAGAGAAAATGCGTCAGCCAGGTGCCAAAGGCGCGCCTACCGCCAAAGATTTTAAAGACTCTGCTAAAACTGCAAAGAAGAAATAATCATGGCAAATACCAAACCTATTGGCGTTGCATACGAAGACCAAAACATCATTAACGCGGATATTGTCAAAGCTACCGACATCGTTACTACTGGCACGATTGGATACGCATCTAGCGCTTTTGGCACGGTAACCCAGAGCAACAATAAAAACACAGCAGTAACACTTAACACGCCCTCTGGCCAGATTACCACCGCCTCATCACAACTGGCCCCTAGCGCTAGTGGAGTGTTTGTGGTGACTTGCTCGGCTTGCAGCACCAAAGACGTAGTGGTAATCAGCGTGGCCTCTGGCGGCACTTTGGGTGCTTACAACGCTTTTATTGCTGCGGTCGCAGATGGCTCGTTTACGGTAGAACTTAAAAACGTAACGAACAACGCTTACTCTGAAGCAATTAAATTGAACTACGCTATTTTTCACACGGAGACTTAAATGCCACTGGTCAAATCAAAATCACCCGAAGCCTTCCGCAAAAACGTCAAAGCTGAAGTTAAAGCTGGTAAGCCCGTCAAGCAAGCGGTCGCAATAGCGTACTCTGTCAAACGCGAAGCAGAGAAAAAGAAGAAATGAAAGCATTGCAAGATTGCATCATCATTGAGCGCGATGTTGAGAAGCATCCCTTGTTTGTATTGCCTCAAACTGAAAAGTTAGGCACTGGGATTGCTGTTGCTGTGGGGCCAAAATGCCTAGACATCAAACTTGGTGACCATGTATACTTCGACGTAGGGCAAGAATTTAAGCAAGATGGCAAAGATTATGTCGTCATGCGTGAGCCTCATATTTTAGGGGTTTTGGAATGAATGATCCTACTGGTATTGTTGCGGCGGCTAACGTAGCTGCTGGCGGTAAGCCTAAAAAGAGTGCTTCAGATATATTGACAACCGCCCGTTCGCGGTTGGACATGGCCGTCTCTGCTTTGGCTGAAAGCCGTGAAGACGAAATTGACGATCTGCGCTTTTATGCCGGATCTCCCGACAATCATTGGCAGTGGCCTGCTGACGTACTGGCCACCCGTGGTGCGGTGCAAGGTCAAACGATCAACGCACGCCCAACACTGACAATCAACAAACTGCCGCAACACGTTCGTCAGGTGACAAATGACATGCGTCAGAACCGCCCAGGCGCCAAAGTCATCCCAGTCGATGACAACGCCGATGTGGAAGTGGCTGACATTTTTAACGGCATGATCCGGCACATTGAGTACATCAGCGACGCTGACGTGGCCTATGACACTGCCTGCGAAAATCAAGTGTCTTACGGCGAGGGTTACATCACCCTGATGACCGAGTATTGCGACGAAAATACTTTCGATCAGGACATCAAGATTGGCCGTGTTCGCAACTCCTTTTCGGTCTACATGGATCCGTTGATCCAAGACCCGACAGGCGCAGATGCAACGTATTGCTTTATCACCGAAGACCTAACAAAAGCAGAATATGAGCGCCAGTATCCTGATGCCGCGCCTATTTCTACCCTGCAATCGTTAGGCGTGGGTGATCAGTCGATCAGCAACTGGCTCAATGAAGACACAGTGCGTATTGCGGGTTACTACTACATTGACTACGACACAACCAAGCTAAATTTGTACCCCGGCAACCAGTCGGCCTTTGAAGGCACGCCCGAAGACAAGATGCTTAGAGACATGTTTGGCAAGCCGATCAAGTCGCGTGAGTCTGAGCGCCCACGGGTCAAGTATTGCAAGATCAACGGGTATGAAATCCTCGAAGAAAAAGAATGGGCTGGCAAATGGATTCCGGTAATCCGTGTTGTTGGCAACGAATTCGAGGTTGATGGCCGCTTGTACGTCTCGGGCCTTGTGCGCAACGCCAAAGATGCCCAGCGCATGTACAACTACTGGGTATCTCAGGAAGCTGAGATGCTGGCACTGGCTCCCAAGGCTCCGTTCATTGGCTATGGTGGCCAATTTGAGGGCTACGAAGACAAGTGGAAGACTGCCAACACAAACAACTGGCCGTATCTGGAAGTTAACCCAGACGTAACCGATGGCCAAGGCGCGGTGTTGCCTTTGCCTCAACGTGCGCAGCCGCCAATGGCTTCGACTGGTTTGTTGCAAGCCAAAGCTGGCGCTTCTGAGGACATTAAGTCCACAACTGGCCAATACAATGCTAGTCTGGGCATGGGAAGCAATGAACGCTCTGGCAAAGCTATTCTGGCTCGCCAACGTGAGGGTGATGTAGGTACTTACCATTATGGTGACAACCTAACTCGTGCCGTGCGCCATGTGGCCCGTCAATTGGTGGACTTGATCCCTAAGATTTACGACACACAACGTATTGCCCGCATCATTGGTGAAGACGGCGAGACTAAGATGATCAAGATCAACCCTGACCAGCCTCAACCCGTCAACAAGATTGTGAACGAGCAGGGTATTGTGATCGAAAAAATCTACAATCCCGGCGTTGGCAAGTACGACGTGGTAGCCACAACTGGCCCCGGCTACGCAACCAAGCGTCAAGCGGCATTAGAAGCCATGGCTCAGCTATTGCAGGGTAACCCTCAACTATGGCAAGTGGCTGGCGACTTGTTCGTTAAGAACATGGATTGGCCAGGCGCTCAAGAGATGAGCAAACGCTTTGCCAAGACCATTGATCCCAAGTTCTTGTCGGACGGCGAGGACGATCCAGCATTGCAGGCAGCGCAGCAACAGATTCAGGCCATGGGCGCCGAGATGGAGCAAATGCACCAGATGATTCAAAATGTCGGCAAGTCTATTGAGATGCAGGACATGGAGCGCAAGGATTTTGAGGCTCAAATTAAACTTTATGACGCCGAAACCAAGCGCATTGCCGCTGTGCAGGCAGGCATGACCGAGGAGCAGATCCAAGATATTGCCATGGGTGTTGTTGCTGCGGCCATGGAGTCGCAAAACACAATGAACCAAATGCCTGAGATGCGCGAGGAGTCTATGCCTATGGAGATGCAACCTCAACCAGAAATGATGCCACCACAAGGAATGCCACAATGAAAGCCGCAGACTTCATAGGAATTTTGTTCCTAGCCCGTGATGTAACGCACAGTGTTCATTTGAACACCCGTAGCTACAGCAA